GGAGCTGTATCGTCTTCGCTTAAAAGAGCTTCAACTTCTTCTTCAGTTGTGAAGTTATTTTCTACCATGTAAGCTGCTGAGTTCTCAAGAACCTGCATTGTAGTGTTTCTTACTGCTTCATCTTCAATGCTTTCACAAAGAAAGCCCCATTTATTTTTCATTTCAATTTCATTTTTCATTTTATTTTTTTCTCCAGTTTTTTATATTATATTAAGTCTAGTAAAGAACTACCACGTTTTACATGAGTATCTTCATTTAAATCTTTATTAAAGTCTAACTCGTTAAATTCTTCTTCGATATCCTCAAAGTCAAATTCCTCAAACATGCTATCGCCATCATCGTCTTCATCTTCATCTAAGTCAAAGTCAAAATCTTCATCTTCTAAGAAGTAATCTTCATCTTCTGTTTCATCTTCTTCGTTAATGCTTTCTACAATAGTATAGAATTTTTCTTCAACTTCCTCAGAAGTTCCTTCGCCGATAAGACCTCTTAAAGCTGGTTTTAAATCGTCAGAGTAGCCTTCAATTAAAGCTTCTAGAGTTTCACGTCCTTCAGCCAAAGCTTTTTCCTCTTCAAATCTGCTAACCTGTTCTCTTAAAGTCTTTAATTCGCTCAAATAAACATTTTCAACAAACTCTTCATTTGTCAATGGAGCAACAAGTTTCATAACTTCGTTCATTATCTGATGAACTGGGTCAGTTGCTACTGATTCAGCAACTACTGAAGCTTTTACTTCTCCACTAATATCTTCTAGTAAGTCAAAAAATTTATCTGCGTATTTTTCAGCAGTTTCTTCTTTCCAAACTTCGTTTTCCTGTTCAATTTTTTCTATAGCTTCTTGAATTTTAATCTCAGCATTCTCTTCAAAAGTTTGATAGATATCTTCTTTCCAACCTCTAAGAGCTTCCTGTAGTTGAGCAGCCTGTGCGTCTGTCAAATCTAAATCAAGAATATCTTTTTCATCTTTCATTTTAGTTCTCCTAATTTTTTAGTATATCTTTTTTTTCTTTTATACTATTATCTTAACACGTGTTGAAAATTACCTTAATAACATATTAAATATGCTGTTGATAGATTGTTTGTCTTCATCATCATTAAATGAATCAAAATCAACACTCTCAGCTACAAATTCTGGCGAGCCAAATTCTCCAGCTGATGGGTCAAAAACAATATCAATTGCTCTTAACTTAAAGCCGTCTTGAACTTCATTAATTTGTTCTGTAATACCACTTTCATTAACAACAGATTTCTTTTTTAAAGCACCAGTTCCTCTTGTTGAAACTCCAAGTTTAACACCTTCGTCAATAAGTGTTTTAATTATCTTACCTTTAGGTGTGTCTAAAATTCTCATTTCTCCAAGAACTGAACCATCTTCTACCATATTTATCTGTGTAACAAGAGCTGCAATGTTTTCTATGTTTACTTTAGGTGATTGTGGGTGCTCACATTCAGCAATAAATCTGCCTTTTTCAACTGATTCTTTTATCTCCTCTATAGCTTTTTTCATTACTTTTTTAGGATAAACTCTTCCATTCTTGTTTTTAACTCCAGCCTTTGAGAAACAGCCCCTAATAACATATTTTTTGTCGTTAGCTTTTGCTGATTCTACTAAACTATAGTCAAATTCTTCATTAAATTCTACTAAATTATCGCTCATTTTTTTCCTTTCCGTTATTTTTTTTATTTCTTTTATAAGATTTTCCATTGATGTATTAACCTTTTTTCATTAGAGATTTTTATTATTTTTTATCTACTGTTAGAGTTTTTTAAATTCTTACTAATAGAACAATAATGTGATATATTAGATGTATCCACAATTTGTTTTTAGTGTGGATACATTGGTAATAAATCTTACTCTCTTAATAAAAAACTGAGTTTCTAATGATATCTCTTAAGTTATTCACTTTAACTCTTTTTTTGTTTTTATACTGAAAGGAATCTTACTGCTTCTTTTACATCATCTGGCTTAGTTGAATCTCCAGAATCTTCTAATTTATCTTTTAATTCTTTAGCCATATCTGCTAGTTTTTCATCAGTTGCTTTTTCAGCCACCTTATCTAAATATTTAATTAAAGTTTCTTTTTGTGAAGTTGTAAGTTCAGTTGCTTTTTCATCTTCCTTATCATCTTCAGTTTCATCTTCAGTTTCAGTTTTTTCTTTATCTTTCTTTTCACTCTTTTCTTCGTCTTCATCTTCATCTTCTACAGGAGCGTCAATGTTGATTGTTTCTTTTAATAAAGCAATATTTTCATCACTATTTAAAATAAATTTAACAGCTTCAAATAACTCTTTATGAACACTTTGAAGTTCTGGTGATAGAATCATAGCTTTGTAGAAAGCTTCTTTTAATTCTAGATTAGATAAAGAGAAAAGGTTTGTGTTGTTTTCAAACATTTCAAACAGTAAGTCGTTACCATCGTCTACATCTTCTACTATTGCCTTACAGATATTTTTAGCTTCTTCTTTAAATTCTTTTGAATTAACATATTGTAAAGCTTTGTTTTTACAATTAGAACTTAAAATTTCTACTGGTTCAGTACTTTCCTGTACTGTAAATGCCACTGGACTCTGCCAATTAAATGTCAATACATTTGGTAAAGGGTGAGAAAGTAATCTTTCTTTATAGTCTTCAAAGAAATCTTCGCTTTGTAGTTCATCAGCAAACTCTTCGTTGATATAAGAAAGTTCATCAAAGTCAGCATGAGTTAAACTTGCTTTTTCCATCTTTGATTCCATTATGATGTTGTTTACTTCTCTTCTTGATGAATTAGAAACATTGTAAAATTCTCTTAAAACATCGTCAGAGTCTGCATTTTCATCTAACAAGAAGCTCTTGATAGCTATTTTCATATCTAAGTCGCTATCTTCTTCTAATTCTACTTTTTCATAGCCTTCTATAATTACACTTAACTTCTCTGGGTTAAATGTATAACTCGCAATGTAAATGTCTTCATTTACTGTGTCCAATAAAATTAAAGAATCGTCAAATGTTGATATAACTGAAGCGTTTGCGCTCTCATTTATATACTCTCTAATTACGTTATCGATATTTCTGTTATCTACACTGACAGTTCTTTGGAATTCTCCAAAAGTCATTGTTGCCATTATTTTTCCTCCAAAATTTTTTACTTATTAATATGAGGTTTATAGCCTCTATATACTCTTTTTATATTTCCCTGTAATATATCATCTTTTGATAATCTAATATATTTCATTTGTTTATCACTAAAATATTTATCTAGCATTTCTTCTTTAATAGAAATATTTTTACAAAAAAATGTATTTTTATCTATTATTTTTTCCACCATTAAATAATCGCCTTTTATTCCATCTTTAAACAGTTCTTTTAAATAGCTATCTTTTTTTCTAAATTGCTTTTTAGCTTTAGAAGAAGACGCTTTAGGCAAAGTTAGTCTAGAACCGTCTACTGTTATATTTTTTAAGTCTGGAGATATAGTCTCGTTTGGATAGATACTTGTCATTGTTTCAAATACTTGACCTTCTTTTAATTCTGGAATAGTATTTCTTGCTTCTACTAAAATATCTTCTAGTGTTCTTTTTTTACTCATATTTAACTTTTCTTTCCTCTAAAAACTATCCATTAAGGACTTTAAACTCGCTTGTTGTTATAGCGCCATCTTCATATAAAGTATATTTATTTATTACTCTATTATCTTTTTCTGTAAAGTAAAGAAGGTTTAATTTATCCCCTTTAGTTGATATTCCACTAAATTCGTTAGTATTACTCAAGAATCTTACTTGGTTTTTTAAAGCTCTTTTTTTAGTTCTTTCTTCTGTTTCTTCTAATAGAAGTGAAGACGAAAGATTCTTTAAGAACGTAGATTCTTTTTGTCCCTTGTGCTTTTTCTGTTTATCTATATAAGAAATGAGTGAGTAAAAATCTCTCTTATTTTCTATTAAGAACTTTTGTCCATTAACATTTAAATATGAGTTAACGTTATCTTGAACCCCATAAGTATTTTCTTCGCCTTGACCTTCATCTTCTCCTTGAGGAGTTTCTTCGCCTTGAGGAATTTCTTCGCCTTGTGGAATTTCTTCGCCTTGTGGAATTTCTTCGCCTCCCATTTCTTGAGGAATTTCTCCTCCGCCCATTTCTTGAGGAAGTCCTTGTCCTCCCATCATTTGACCTTCAGCATTTTGAGATGAAGTTTTTTCTTCAATCATCTTCATGAACTCTAGCTCGGATATTTCACTGTCTGTCATTTTCAAAATCTTTTTATACAAATAATTTTTAGGGAATAACTCAGTACTCATCATAGAGGAAATTAAATTAATTCTTTCAGTTATTAAAGAAATATCTGATATCTCTTTAATTGTAGAAGGAGGAGTTAACATTATTTGGAACTCTTTTAAGTCTTTTTCTTTTATGTTATTAAACATAAGTTCAAGAGCAGCTATTTTATAGAAAGCCTTAACCAACTGACTTTGTATTCTTTCTACAAACCTACCAAATTTAACATCTCTTTGTGATAAAGAGGAACTTTTATCTGCATTTTGTCCAGTTTCACCTAAATACTCTGGTGGAATATTAAAGCTTCTAGTTAAATCATCTTTAAAGCCAGCCAAGAAAGTCATATTTGAATTCATATTCATATCACCATTTAGAACTTCTATATTAGTTCCAGCTTGACCGTCTCTTACAGGAATAAAAATATCAGACGTGATAGACATAATATTTGATAATTGATTTAAATTCCCGTTTTCATCTAAAATATGTTTAGCTTTATATGAATCTCTTAAATTCATCATAGCTCTATCAGCCTGTCTTTTATTTAAAGAACCTACGTCTATTTTAAATATTCTTCTTGAAGGAGTTCTTGAAATAGCATAAGTTAAGAAAATATCTTCTGTTGCTGTAAGTCTTTCAAAACTTCTAATTCCAGAATAAAGCAAACTTCTTCCATAAGGTTTGCTTTCTTTATTTTCTATTTTAAAGTGAGCTATTTGCCAAGGAAATAATCTCCTTTCTGTTGTTATAACTCCGTTTCTTGATTTAGCTACACTTTTAATAATGTAATATTGGACCCTTCTGTTCTTTTCAACAATTTCTACAGTAGATGGGTCTATATATTCTATCATTTTTATTCCAGAAGCAATACCATCATTAATATCTAACACTATCTCATAAAAATTATCTCCCATTTTTATTGTTTCGAAAAACAAATTCCAAATTTCAACATTTATATTAAGTTTATCATAGAATAAATCTTTTAATATGGTAGTTATTTTTTCATCTTTTGATTCTATTTGTAGGACATTTTCATCATCGTCCTTTTGAGTCGCTTCGTCTGAAATTACTTCTAATGCTCTATTAACTAAACCGTAAGAACTCATTTTTATATAGGTTTCATATAGCTGAGCTCTAGACCTAGTAGTTCTGTTTTTTTCAGTACTTCCTTCTTCACCAAAATAACCTAGTGAATATCCATCATCAATTGTAGAATCTTCAGCTTCTATTCTGTCATTTTGTACTGAAGCAAATGAATTAGAATCTATAGCTCTATTGTCTAAATTATTAATTCTTCTTTGAACATTATAAGCTTGGTCTGGTTCTATATATTTTTTTTCTCTAGGTTTAAAAACCTCTTTTCCGTTTTTAAGCATTGTCTACCTCTTTTTCTTTTTCATCTTCATCTTTATAAATTTTATCTTTTTTATTAAGAGCGATTCCTAATCTTTTTTTATGTCTTCTAATAGCTTTTCCATCATAAAGTCTTTTTCTAAAAACCTTATCTTTCTTTTTAAAAGCTTCATCAGCTCCAGCAGACAGCCCATTTCTTAAAATATCTGAAATTTCTTCTTTATCTTTTTTCATTTTTTAACCCATTAACCATTCGTAAGTTTCCCTATCAGTACCTATTTTTTTATAGATTTCGTCTTCGCTACTGTCATCGCCAAAGTCGTCTGTATTACTTCTAATACCTCCAACGTTTCCTCCAGAATAAGAGAATCTTTGTCTCATTTTACTATCTAGAGCTGATTCTCCTGACTTTTCATCAATTTTGTTTTTATCAAATGAAACAAGTCCAGTATCTTCAACAATCATAGAAACGTATTCTTCTTTTTCGCCAACATCTCTGTTGTATAAAGCTAATCCCATTGCCATAATTGCGTCATCATGACAGTTATGAACTATATATCCATTAGCTAAAAATGTATGACAATCATCTACATTTAGGTCATATAAATATTTATCTTTAATATCTACTTCTTTTTTTTCTTTTAGTCTAGAAGATAACTTATCATGAATAAGTCTTCTAGAATCTTTAGAAGCAAAATAAAAGCTTGGGTCTTCATATGGTATTATTTTTAAAAACATCTTTTCTGAAAGAGAGATTTTATTATTAGCCATTGAGAACACCACTCTATTCCTATATAAGATATGTGCTATAAAGTACAGCCTTTGAATGTTATTTGTGTCAAAAATTATATTACCTTTTTTACTTATTCTATAGTGTTTTTTTAACTGTTCTCTAAAAAAACCCATTTGTATTTCTGGAAGACAATATAATTGTTCATAAGAAGGTGTGAAATCATCATCATAAAAATTGCTGAAGTCTACGCTTAAAATATTATGGTCTGTTTTCATAGAGAATTTACTATATATAAAGTCGTTTTTCTTTAATTCGTATAAGGTTTTGTATTTATATTTTCCGTCTACATCATAAGATAATACTTTTTGTCCAGAAGATATTTTAAGTTTTGGCATACCATATCCCTCTAATTCAAACACTTGCTCTTTTTCAGCTTCAACTTTAAAAGTTTCATTAACTCTTCTAAACTGCCCTATTTCTGTAAGTACATAATCACCAACTTTAACATTCTTTATTTTTTTAAAGCCATCGATACATGTAACAATTGTATCTCCTGTAACGCAGTTATTTGCGTGTATGAATTTTCCAGTTGAATTAACAATCCAAGTTTCTAATTCACAATATAGTCTATATGAATACATTTTAAACAAATCTCTCATATCTGGATTAACCAAGAAGTCTCTAACTTCTTTAGTCATTAGCTTTCTTGTTTTAATGTCTGTAATCCAACCAGTATATCTGGAAACACCATTCTTATTTCTTTTTTGCTTGAATACATTTAGATAAGGGTCGTTTTTATCATAATAAAGTGAGTTAAATACACCTTCACCTATTGAGTTGCTTTCTATTACAACTAATGCGTCATTATAAATTCTTGCTAGCTTTTTTATTACTTCTGGTAATTGTAAAGTAGAAACATAATTTTTATATTCTGCAACTTGCTCTAAATTGTCTACATCTAATATTTGAATAGAAGAGAAATCACTGCTTGTTCCAGAAGCTACATCGTTTCCTAAAATATATTTTCTACCAGCAACTGGATGAACCCATACCCATAAACCGTTTAATTGCTCAACTGGTTTTCCGTCTATACAAATATAATCTTTCATTATAGGTTCTTTTAATCTAGACTTAACAAATTCCATATCTTCGTTTGTAAGTACTCTATTTCCAGATATAACAAACTCATGTAAAATTTCTTGTCTATACTTTATATCACCAAGGTCATTAAAGGCAGCTTTTAACCAAGGGTTTGAAGCTGGATTCTCTGAGAATTTTTTGAAGTGGGCTCTGTATTCGTCTTTTATTCCTTCATTATAATAATAACCTCTTTTGATTGCTTCAGCAAGAACTTTATTATTTCCTTTTTTAGCTCCCTTAATTCTAGAATCATCTGGAATTTCCCACCAGTCAATATTAAGATATTTAGTATCTTTATTAACACCTTGTTTTGCTTCTTGAACTTGATTATAGTAATAAGCACCAGGTCCTGTAGAGCCGTTAGGTGTAGAAATTAGTATTAACTGACCTCCTGTTTTTGACAGTGTAGGAGCGGCAGCTGAAATGATTGAATCAATCATCTTTTGAGATTTATAGAAAGCTGCTTCATCCATTATTAATACAGACAAGGAATCAGCACGTCCAGCTGTTTCAGCCTGTGCTTCTGATACTATAGTTGATACACCACCACATTTATGTTGGAATTGTATTTTTTGTTTATTGTCAGCTATTATTTCTTTAACAAACCACTTAGGAAGTGATTTTAATGTTGGTTTGAATTTTTTATTAAAGTCTTGTGCTTTAGTTTGTTTTAATGATATTACGTCTATATTTTCACTTGGAAAAGACAAAGCTCTCCATAAAGAATATAAAGAAAATATAGTTGAAATACCGCACTGACGTGTTTTATCTACTACAACTTTTCTGTAATCCAATATTTCTTTTGCCATTTCTTCTTGAAAGTAGTAAGGTTTCATTGGTATTACACCAAGACCTGGAATATCTGTTTTACAGTAGTTTGATAAGAAATACG